GTAATTTGTTTTGGGAGTTATTTCATTTTTTTTAATTTGTTTATAAATTTCATCCGAATTTTTTTTCATATTTTCTACTAAATTTGTATTATTTACAATTGGTAATGTCGTATCATATGATTCTGTTAGTAAAGAAATTGCATAATATATTAATAGTTTTCTTTTATTCTTTGAACTATCCTTATACTTGAGGCAAAATAAATTTAGCAATGCATTGATTATTTTAGATAACCCTGGGTTTTGTTTCGCTTCGGCTAATATAATATCCCATACAATCCATATCATATCTTTTTGATATTTACTTTCTACAGGCATATTCCTTGTTGCACATTTTTTAATAATTTTTTTCCTTTTACATAATTTTTCATATTCCATAATCCATTCTAACCAATATATTGCACGCTGTGTATCTTTGTATTTATAATGTATATTCCAAGCCAACTCATTTATTGCTATAAATATTTCACGAGGATCTTCATTTTTAAATATTTTATAACCAGCTTTTTTATGTTTTGCTATAAGTTTATGGGTAATTTCTATCATATTGAAAGCCGATTCATTTATTTTTGGTATATCATACGAACTTTTTTTTTTTGAATAACAAATAACAGCAATAACTTCTATAAATAGTTTTCTTATATTTGAATTATTTCTTAATTTTAATATATCGGTTGAATAACCTTGATTAACAATATTTTTAAATATATTTAATCTAGAATCAATATACAGTGGCAATTTAGGATTCCCAATATGAATATATTTACTTGTAAAAAAAAATAAAGTATTCCATAAATATAAAAAATCACCTGAACAAATAAATTCGGCCGACCAATAACAGGATTGTTCAATATTGCTAGACAACAAACATTTTAAAAGCTCTTTTTTTACTTCGCTCTTTTTAAATTTTGAAAATGTCACAGATTTAAATTCTTTAATTGTCCTTTTATCATCAATTTTTATTTTTGACATATTTATATAAAAAATCTAAAAAAAAAAATAATATAATAATACATAATAATGATTTTTTCTCCCAAAAAAATTAGTAAAATTATTAATAATTTTCCAAAAATATTACAAAAAAATTTAACAAATATGTCTAAATTATATAATAAATCTTCCATTTGGCTAAAAGTGTTTGTAATATCGGCATTATTACTTTTATTAATAAGAAAATATAATTTAAATAATCCGAAACGTGAGGGATTTGCACAAATGGATAAATATATTATTAAAGAAAATGATGATTTATATGATGATTTTTACGTTGATTATTACGATGACTTATCAGAGGATATATCTAAATTAAAATTTGAATTAACTGAAATATGTCATGCAACGGAACCCACCAAAAAAAACAGTAAAATATTAGATATCGGATGTGGTACTGGGAATTTAGTAGACAAATTTGTAAAAAAAGGTTATACAATAAAAGGTGTTGATAAATCTAAAGCTATGGTTGAAAAAGCATCAAAAAAATTCCCCGGGTGTGATTTTGTCAATTCAAATGCATTAGATTCTATGTCACATCCTCCAAATTCATTCACTCATATTTTATGTACTTATTTTACTATTTATTATATGGAAAATAAATTACCTTTTTTCAAAAATGCTTATGAGTGGTTAAAAAAAGATGGAACATTAACATTGCATTTGGTAAATCGTGATAAATTTAACCCAATTGTTAATGCCGCAGATGTATTAATAGCCGTATCACCGCAAAAATATGCAAAAAAAAGAATTACCAATTCATTGGTTAAATTTAAAGATTTCCAATACAAAGCGGATTTTAAATTGCAAAAACATAAAAATCTCGCCATATTTGATGAAACATTTAAAGATGATTCAAGTGGGAATGTTAGACAAAATAAGCATACATTATTTATGGATACGCAAAAAAATATATTAGGATTAGCTAAATCAGCTGGATTTATTTTACAAGGCAAAATAGATATGATAAAATGTAATTATCAATATCAATATTTATATATTTTAAAAAAGGCTTAGATTATAAGTATAAATTAAATATTTATAATCAAATCATACACTATGTTTGAATCATTTTTAAATATTATTGTAATCGTTTCAATTATAATATGTTTATGTATAGCATATTTTAAATTAAAATATCCTTTTTGGTCAAGACAACCTGTTTTTCATTATCATAAATTAAATTATTGGATGTTTCCACCCGGTATTATTCAAGATAAATTACCAATAAAAAATAAATTTTACGATTTTGATATTAATTTTTATAATGCAAATAATATACCTACTGAAAAAAAAGACCTTTTTATAGATTTTATAAAATCAAATTTCTTACCAAATTCTTCTGAATTTTATAATCCATCCGAAAATGCCATAATGGATAATTTTAAAAATCATAATGATAAATCTTTTGTTTCAATGAAAATATACAACAACGAAATATTATCTTGTATGACTTCTAAACCATTGGATTGTTATTTGGATGGTAATAAAATGACGATTAATTATGTTGATTATTTATGTGTTAATTCAAAACACAGAAAAAAAAATTATGCTGGTAAACAGATATATACTCACTATTGTCACACTAGAAATAAATCCAATAATATTGTATCATTTTTTAAAAGAGAAAATGTCAATACATCTATGGTCGTGCCATTGACTTCTTATAAAAATTATATGTTTGATCATAATAATTGGGAAATGTGTCTAAATTTTAATATGCCAAATATAAATATTGTATTCATTAATAAAACAAATATGAATAAATTTTATCAAATTTTTATGGAAAGTAAAAAACATTTTAACTGCTTTATTGCTGTTAATTTGGGGCACATTTTTTATTTAATTGAAAAAAATCACATATTTATTACCGGGTTAATGATAAATGAAGTATTTCAGGGATATTATGTTTTTAAAAACCCATATACTACGTATAATAATAAAAATAGTTTGGAATTTATGTCCAGTTATGTAAATAAAAATATTGAGAATAATATTTTTACTTTAGGGTTTATGATATCATTAAATCTTATTTCTAAAGATATTGAAAGTCAAATCGTTTTTATTGAAAATATTTCAAATAATAATAAAATTCTTAAACTATTATTGGAAAAGTATAAACCCATAAAAACATTTATAAATTCGTATTATTTTTATAATTTTGCTTATTTGCCGAAAGAAAGCAAAGATATTTTTTGTTTACTTTAACGTTTAAAATTAACGTTTGTATTTGCTAACTCTTGCAAATGAATCAACGATGAAAATAACAAAAACGCCTAAAAACATATATAATACCAATTCTTCTGTAATATTATTTGTTTTTGAATCCTTTTCTTCTTCTAAAAGATGAATCATATAATTTAATTTTTCAAATAGTTTATCTTTATTATCTAATATTTTTGGCTGATTTTGTGATTCGGTATAATATGGTATGTATTGGTTGTAATATTTTTCATTAGCTGCATAATCATCTAAATTATTAAAATCATTATCGGAGATAGAATTATCGGCGACAGAATTATTGGCGATATTATCATTTTCAATTATATCATCTGGTTGTTTTGTTATTAATGGTTTAGGAGGAGGATTAAAATCTGCTAAACCTGAGCCATCTGTGGAATCATTATTTCCGACATCTTTCATTAAATTTAGGAAATTTTCAACATTTTTACCTGTCATTTTTTCTTTACTGGGTTGCATCCTTTTTTTAAATGTTTTATTTTTCTTTTGTTTTTTGCTATCATATTTATTATCTAAATTTTCCATTGTTTCAATTTCGCTATATCCAAGTGATTGCATTCTTATAAAAAAAAGAGATAAAAAATTATTTATAATAACTTGAAAAATATATATAGTAATTTATATATATGATGTATTTCAAAAAACAAAACTTAAGTTTTATTTTGGGGTTTTTATTAATTATTCTAATGTATAATACACCTCAAACTCTTAAAAATTTTTCAAAACAAACACTTGGTAGAGTTGTCTTAGTTTGTATATTATTATATTTTGCATTAGATTGTGATTTAGCTTGTGCTATTATATTCGCGAGTATAATAGTCGTATTGCTTCACGATAATAGAGAAGGGTTTGCAGAAGGAAATCTGTTAGGTGGTACTCTCGCCACATTGGTAGAAAAATCAACAGAAAATGCTGATAGAGCACAGGGGTTTAAAGGGAAGGAGGGTATGAAAGAAGGTGAAAAACACGGGGAAGATGATCACACACACAATGAAGAAGTTGAAGAAGAAGAAGATGAGGTAGAAGAAAAAAAGAAGAAAGAAGAAAAAAAGAAGAAAGGAGAAGACGAAAAGGAAGGATTTGTTGGTTTAGATGATATGAAAAATGTAACGAACAAATTACAGAATTATTTAGGATTTAGCATTACGGATTTGGATCGTTTTATGAAAACATCTGGTGAAAAAAATACAATAGCATCAACAAAAGATCTTTAAATAAATTATATCAATATATATTAATATGTTACCAAACCACGTTCATTTATTTTTAGGTAAAATAAATAATAGCAAATTATTTGCCGGGTTTGTTATGATCTTATTGAATATAGGATCACGGTTTGTAAAAATTGAAGTTTCAAAATCACAAGAAAAATATTTAAAAAAATCTTTGGGTAGACATTTAATGATATTCGCGGTTAGTTGGTTGGGTACGCGGGATGTATTAATTGCGTTAACAATTACTGCAATTTTTAATGTTTTAATAGGTTATTTATTAAATGAAAATAGTCGTTTTTGTATAATACCGCATAAACTTCGCGAATTTGAAGATATATTGGATTTGAATGGTGACGGAGAAGTAACAGAAGATGAAATCAATAAAGCTATGGAAATTTTACAAAAAGCCAAAAAAACGGAAAAACATAAAGGAATGTTAAAAAATATAAAACATTTTTCATTATAATTAAAAACTAAAAACTTAGTTTTTAATTCTCTAATAAATATATTAATGGACAAAAAAACAAAAGAAGAAGAAAAAAAAGAAAGATTGGTAAATGAAGAAATAAAAATGAAAGGAAAGATTGAGGCAGAAGCGCGCATTCAAGAGGCAAAAATTAAAGAAGAAAACCGAAAGAAAAAAGAAAATGAAGATAGATTAAAAAGAATAAAAAAGACCAGTACAAAATGTAAAAGAGTTGGAGAAGTTGATTTCAAAGTTAAAATAAAATATAAATGCGAATCTGTTTGTGGGAAAAAATACTATATTTTTAATAATGTTAGTGAAACTTATCCATTTATTGATGAAAATGATATTGTTTTATATGATAATCCAAAACATTCAAATCATAATAGAGAAGCAATAGTCATCAGTTATGGAATGCAGGGAACAGGTTCTAAAGATTTTAATAAAAATAAAAAAGTACCATATTTTTTAATAAAATTTATAGAACCTTTAGACAAATTACCTTTTTATTTTTTGGATGTTAACGGTTTAAAAGTTAAAACAAATAAAAAAATTATTTTTATGGATAATGTACCATATGATAATTTGAAATTAGTTTATTCAACTATGAAAAGTGGGACAATATGTCTCCACGTTCCAAGTTCCGAAGGTACAGAAAAAAAAAACCTTATTTCAAAAAAATATAATGAAGAAAAAAAAGAATTTGAAAAAAAATACGATAAAAATAATAATAATTCTGAATTGAATTTCAAAGAATTTGTTAAAAAAACAAAAAAACATACGGAAGAAATTATTAAACTAAATGAAAAAGAATTAAAAAAAGTTATTAAAACTTTAACAATCAAAAAAAAATTTATAAATCAAATAAAAGTACTTACTGGTTATGTAAGAACTTTTAATCCGACAAAAAAGAAAGAAACAAAGAAAGAAACAAAATCTTTTGAAAAGACCATTGTTTATTTTAATACAATACTTGATTTTAAATATAATAAATCTCTTTTAAATGCAGACACTAGTTATTTGGATTCGGGTTTAATTATTTATATTTATATTTATACCTTATTAATCCGTTCAAAAAAAAAATTGAAATATATAACCAATTTTAAAGATGACATTCAAGATGACATTAAAGATAAAAATAAAATAATTACACAATTTATAAAAATAATTAAAAAACTTAAAGATGGTATGGAAAATGTTAAACAATTTTTTTTAGAAAAATATAAAAAATTATTCAATAATAATGTGGATGAAAATTTAGACAAAATAATAATGAAAATAGTTCTAAAAAACATAGCGAATGCAAATCTTGTAATAAAACCATATACCTATAAACATTTTATAATGGATAATTTAAAAAATTATGTACGTAAATATTTTAAAATTAATAGTGAATTTAAACCAACAAAGGTATTTTTTAAATATGCAAATCCGGAATTAGTAAAATTGGAGTTGGAAAATCAAATAAAAGATAAAAAAGAGAGAGATGCTCAATTTATAAAGTTAAATTCAAATAATAAACTTGTAAATCCAACATCTGATAAAATGTTTATATTAACAAATATGGATACAATTTTTAATATTACTGATGAAAAAAAAATAAACGATATTGATTATTATTTTAATGAAAATGTTAAAATAGACACAGATATTAATCAAATTGAAGTGAAAATAAATATTGGATTGACAATTAAAGATAAAAAGTCAAAAGATGTGTTATTTGAAGATAATTTTAAAGATAAATCAAAAGATGGTAATATCATAAATACAGTTAAAAAATTTGTGAATAGTATTCAAGATAATATGGAATGTCAAAAATCAAAGGAAAATATACTCATAGATATAAAAGAAATTAAAAAAAAATTAGGAATGACGGACAAAGAAGAAGATATTGATAATAACACTGTTGATAAGACTGTTGATAATGCGGTGGATAATGCGGTGGATAATGCGGTGGATAATGCGGGCGAATTATCAGGTAAATAAATATATTTAAATTACTTAAATATGTTTTTTAAATAGTATTAATGAATCAAATAAATGTACCGAAAATAAAAACAGATTTACAAAATAATGATATTCAAAAAAAATTTGAAATACAAAAAAAAATTAACGATGATACAAAAAAGAACGTTATTGAAAAAACAAAATATTCATTTTTACTAAAAAATAGTCCAAAATTACAAATACTTATTGAAAAACATTTGATGGATAAACAAAAAAAAGAACAAATTTCTTGCAAAGGCTTTTGTTATGCACTATATTTAATATTTAAAAATTTTGTATTAAAAATGCAAGATCATTTATTGTTGGGTGGTGAACACGCGCAAAAGATTTGGCCATCTTCTTTATCCCCAAGAAGAAGAAAATCTTTATCACCCAGAGAATTAAAAGAAATGTCTCCGGAAGATAAAAAAGAAATTGTTTTAAACGATCCAAAATTTGGGATGTTTAGTTTATTCAAGTATCATTTAAAAAGAGGTTACTTAAATAATGAATTAAAAAAAACAAATAAAGTATTTTGTTCACATATTTTTTCTCTATTTTTTGCTTTACCGATACTGATATTTATTGGTCAGTGGTTACTATTTTTGGGATTAATTTTACACGAAATAAATTCATTTGATGGTGAATATTGCTCTAATACTGCTACTTTTGAAAATAAATTAATGATTTGTGGAATAAGTATTATATATTTTGCGCGAAGTTTTTTTATTTGGGATAGTTTAACCAATAGTATTGGATTGGTAAAAATGAATCGGGCAAATAGTTTCACATCCATTATTGATACATTTCAAGAATTTGCATTTAATTTATTTGTATATGGTGCCAATATTTGGGTTGTTTTTATAGAAACTGATATACGTAATATGATTTTAAATTCAATGGCTATGGAATTTTTAATGATACTCGATAATGAATTTGAAGAGTTGTATTTTAGATATGTCCCAGGATCAGCGGAAGATATTTATGATAATATTTTTGTAACCTATAAAGAAAATAAAGCTATTGTTGAGAAAAGGAAAGAAAAAGATGGTTGTTTTAATTGTTTTAGTTGCTTGGTCTTTATACCGTATAAAATATTAGTTATTTTTATCTTTTTTTTTCCCTTTTTCTGTTGTTTTATGATTTTCGCCGGCCCCATTTGCAAGTAATTTTTGTTCCAAATTAGCTAACCGTAATATTAACATTTCAATTTCCTTTTCTCTATTCGCATTTTCATCACCCATCCCATAGTACCATCTATATAAATACGCCGAACCATTATACGTCATCGCGCCTACATTATAAACAAGATCAACTGTTTCATATAATATAAATCCTAATACCATTTTATATTATATTTATATTTTTTATACAAAGTTATATTTCAACCTTTATGGGTATGATTATTTGTATTTCGGGATTTGTTAACCCTATAAATTCCTTTAAATTAATTATATTTCGTCGTAATTTCCATTTTCTTCCTCGGAATTTTCTGCATTTTGTAATGATTTGACTTATTGTTAATTCGGGTTGTTTGGATTTTCTAAAATCTTGTATTTCTTTTGAAAGTTTTTTCCATTTTTTTTCCATTTTTGCTAATTTGTTAACCTTTCTTTTTAAATCTTTTGGTGCATCTGTTTTTCTGGATAAACGACGCATTTTTAAATAATCATCATTTAATAATTTTTTTCTATATTGCCACGAATATTGTGTTAATTCGCTATTTATATGAGTTAAAGATATATTGGAAGAATTATTTCCACTATTTATACCATTATTTCTACACATCGGGCAAGATTTATTACCGGTTCTAAACCACGTCATTATACAATTTGTATGATATTTATGGTGACATTCGGGTAATATATATTTATCATCTTCAACATTTTCAAAACAAATTGGACATTTGTCTCCCATTAAATAAAATATATAAAAATTTTTTAAATAAAAATATATTTAATAAGTATATTTAATAAGTATATTTCTTTAAAGATTTAATGAAACAGTATTTCTTTCACTTTTTGGTTTTCTCCTGCTTTTCTTTGGTCTATTCATATCAGTGTTATTCATCTCATCTAATTCGTTAACGCTGATTGTTGATCCCGGAGATTTTTCTCTAATATTGATCTTTTTTGTTTTTAAACCCGATAAGATATCGCGGAGATCCTGACCTTGCGAACTTGGACCGCGCATTTCTTTACGTTTCTCGTTCACAGATGCAAAATTAGATTCCATATTTTCAGCATCTTTAAATTCGGCACGTTTATCGCCCCTGGCCATTGAAATGTCAGGTCGCTTATTCATTCTAGGTGGAGATTGTTTCATTTGTGGGGGTCCCGGCGGGCCTCCCATCGGAGTTTCCATAGAAAACGTTGGTCCACCCTGAGCTGGACCCGAGTCTCCTCCCATCATACCACTCATAAAGCTTCCCAATCCGGGATTATTTTCACCCATTGAATTTGCCGCAGCCTGTGTAAATTGATTCATCAAATCGGGATTTTGTCTCATAATATCATCCATACCCGGCATAGCAGATTTAAACATTGTATTTGTCATATGAAGCATTACCGCACTACCTCCCAACATAAACAATAATTTAAGCTCTGGTGCCATTTTTGCCTTGGAACCATATTTTTCGTGTAATTCTCCAAATACATCATCATAATCATCCATATTTTCATTCACTGATTCTGCCCAACCATCCAATTTTACATCAAATGGATCAAAACGACTATTCAGAAATTCTAACCCAGATACACAAGCCATCAACATTTTTCCTTGAAATTTTACACTATTTCCCTTATCTCGCTCACCCATCAATGTTTCATATTCACCTTTCATTTCTTCTAATGGCGAATCCATTGAATATTTCTTACTTAAAGATGCTCCTTTTTTTTCAATATTTTCAAGTAATCTCAAATATTTAAATTTTTCCCTTAATAATTCTTTTGCTGTTAATTTTTGCACGGAGGGTGCAGAAACATTTGGATTTACAGGTATATCATTAAATTTTTTGAAATTACCATCATTTGATTTGGTTTTAACATCTTTATTAGCATCTCCAAAAGATACTTTTTTATCCGTATCTAATTTTATAGAAATATCTATTTTTTCATTAGACGAATCCTTTGGTAAATTTATTCCCGAAAAAATATTATTTCTCACTTCTTTCAATGATGATTTACCTCCTAAATCTATATCATTGATGTCAGATAAATTATCCAATGAAATGTTTTTCAAAGAATTTTTGGGCGACTGATTTACTTTATTTGGGTTCATTAATAAATCTGCACCAGGTCCAAAATTTACACTTTTTTTATTTGAAAATCCCGAATTACTGTTTTCAACAATATTAAGTTTCGGCATACTAGATTCAATATCAATTTCCTCAATGTTAATGTCCATCTTATGTTTAATATAGAACATTTAATTTTAAGTAAGACGCATAATAAATATTTTATTTCTTCTAAAATATTTATTTTTTATTATTAATATATCAAATAACCATTTTTATATAACATTTTTATATAACATTTTTAATATAACATTTTTATATAACATTTTTATATAACATTTTTAATATACCATAATGCTTGTAAAAAAGAATCCGCTAAATCATCTTTTTTTGAATGTTTATTAAAAACATCTACCCATTTATATAATAATTCATTTTCATTAATGTAATTTCTAGTAATTTCTATACCCAATTTTTTTCTTTCATTGTAAGTTGTTTTCTTCTTATTTAAAAATTCTTTTAATTTATTAGATGCGTTAATAAATTCTATATCATCATTACCATTTTCAATAAAATGTTGTGTTATCATACCCTGTAACATCTTCATTCTAAGAGCTAAAGGGCCAATTTGATTTTCAATTATGATTTTATCTATTTCCCTTTCTCCAAAATTTTTATCCAAATGTTTTTTTAATAATTTACCACATTCTATCATATTTAAAGAATTTGTATTAATTTTTTCTATATAATTTAAATATTTGTTATCAATAAAATGTTCAACATTTGATATTAACTCCTCTTTTGTATATTTTTTCCTAATTCCTTTAAGTGGCAAATTTCCAAATATTTCATTTTTATGAGTAAATTCTATTAAAGCTTTCAAGCTTATTTTCTTTTTAATTTTTCTATTAATTTTATTTATTTCTTCTGTTGGAATCAAAAATTTGTTATTTTTCGCGTGAATTTTGCAATAGTAAATATCATTTTTGAAATATTTTGCTTGTTTATTGCATATTTCTTTATTTTTCTTTTTACATTTACATATCCAATGTTTTTCACGACAGATATTTATAACACCCCAATCATTGATTGATATTTTTGAGTCATTATATTCCAAATAACAATAAGCTAAATTTTTAATTCCTACATCAAAACTTAATATTTTCATTATATTTATATTTGAGAAATATTTAAATATGTTATTTTCTTAAACTTTCTAATCTTAATAAATCTTCTTGCGTTACAATTGGGCTAACATATTTACTCTGTAAACTAGCTCTGGATATATATAAATTTTTTAAATCTGATTGTTGATATCCGTATGGCGTGTGTGCATCGCTAATACTTTTATATAAATATTTATTTGTTTTATTTATTTCATCTGATCTTTTTACACATTCCGATGACTCATCGCAAGATTTAATTGTGTTATTTTCCATTATAGTTCTACCATTTTTCATTAAGTATTGTCTATATTCATAATTGCTTTTGATACCATTTCTCTTTTTTAATTTTTCATTTAAATCACACGCTGGATTTACATTGGTGAATAGTCGTCTATCACTCATTAACGGAGGATTTGAATGATGGATATTATTTGAACCAGAATAACAAGTGCCCCAACTCATATTTATATAAATATAATATAAAATTATTATTTATAAATTTTATATTATTTTTTTGAATTATTTTTTTGAATTATTTTTTGAATTATTTTTTTGAATTATTTTTGTAATAATTCAACCAATTCACTTTTTTTTAAAGATTTATAACCACCCTTTCCCTGTTCAGAACACATCTTTCTTAATTCAACAACTTTTAATTTGCTTAAATCAATTGTTTCTCCAACATCTACAACATCTTCAACATCTTCCACATCTTCAACATCTACAACATCTTCAACATCTACAACATCTTCCAGATCTTCCACATCTACAACATCTTCCACAACATCTTCCTCAACATCTTCAGCAGCCTCCTTTTTAACAATAATTTCCTCACTTTCTAAATTGTTGCCAAAATTTTTTGTATTAAATAATACATCTGTATTTTCTAAATTCAAAGCTATTTTTTTAACATTTTCTTCAGACAACATTTCATTTCCAATAACTAAATCGTTTCTCTCGCTTTCACTATCATAATCGCTATCATCAGTGTCACTATAATCCTCATCACTATCACCATTTTCAGTATCTGATACATCAATCAAATTAATTCTTTCCTGGTTGTCTTTATTAATTTGAACAGGTGTATCATTCGGTAAAAACTGGTCGCGTGCCCTTTCTTGGCTGTGACTTTGTATCAAATTAAACATAATTTCTAATTTTTCTTCTACTTTTGATACTCTGGTTCTAAAGTATACAAACAATAAAATACTACTTAATAAAACAGTTGCTAAAGAAATTAACAATAATCTCAATTCTTGCATTATATTATTTATTTTTAAGATAATTCTTTTAATATTTAAACGAACCAAATTAATTTAATGTATCAATTATATTTCGCGAAGATGTAATAATTTCGCTAGGATAATCAAGTTCTTTTAACACCGTAATGCCACCTTTTACATTTGAAATACCTTTCATAATTTTATAATGATACGTTGGAACATCTTCCTTAATATCAGTATGCATGTGATTATTTTCTATATATTTCTCTTTCTCTAAAAGTTTACATAAATTAATAAAATGCGTAGTTAATAAAAATTTAACATTCTCATTTTTTATAATATATTTTAAATAACCGTATGCTGAACTTATTGCTTCATATGGGTTTGTACCCGAATATAATTCATCAAATACACAGAAATGCTTTTTTCCTGGGTTATCGCGAATTATGTCTAAAATATCTTTGCATCTTCTAGCTTCTGCCTGGAATAAACTATCTCTACCGCTTGTATCTGGTATGTTTATATAACAATGTATATAATTGAATGGTGATAATTCGCATTTTTTATAATATCCCATTCCAATTTGTTGAGAGAATATTGTATTTAAAATTGTTGCTTTCAAAATAGTTGTTTTACCTGCTGCATTTGGACCTGTTATTATTCTATTTTTATTTAAATTAATAGAATTTTTGATAGGATTTTTTATAGATGGGTGAAAAACATTCTTCATTCTTAATTTAGTTTTTTTCTGATCTTTTACAAATTTAGTAAAATTTAATTTATTTTTATTTTTTTCTAAACCTTTTAAATTATCAAGATATCCATTAAATCCAAATGAAAAATTTAATATACCATCCAATTCTTCTGAATCATAAATCTTATAAAAGTTTTTCATTATTTTTCCTATTTTAAATATATTTTTTACTGTCAAACATTTTTTTGGAATATTTTTAATAACATTTAAAAAATCTTCTAACTTTTCTCTATTATCCTTTATATCTTTATAGAATTCACCATATTTATCATAATTTTCTATTATTTTTTCATATTGTTTCATGTTGCCAATTGTATAATTTAAATATTGTCTTAATAATTCAAATTTTTGTGTTATAAAATAAGTATTTTTATAAAAATTATAACACGATAAAATATTTTGATAAAAATTATATACATACATTCCTGCGCAAAATAATATATACATTTTTTGGTTCGGTTTAACTTTATGAAATGATGTGAATAATTGTCCAATTGCGTGATTTTTCAACTGTTTTATTAAGATAACTCTATACATTTTCCAAGTAATTGGAATTTTCATACCTTTTAATAAAAAATATGGCACCAAAAAAAGAGCAAATGGTGACATTAAATTTACAACGGGTGATGATAAATTATAAACACTTAATATTTGCATAAAAATGAGTGAATAATTTAACCATTTAATTTTATCCCAACCAATATAATGATATTTACCTATAAAGTTGTTATCATTTTTTATATCATTGTAAGATGTAAATGTTTCATTGATTAGATCTTTATTTAATTTTAGTTTTGAAATTTTCTTAAAAATTTCTTGTGTATTTTTAAGAAATTCAACATCAGTTGTGTAAAATTCTGACCATTTTTTAAGATGATTTTTCCCAATCTCGGTTTGCGGATTTAACAATAATTCATACATAGGTTTATTTCCCGGACTATTTGGTTCTAGTAATTCCAAATCAATTTTTAAACTTTCTGGTATTCTATTTTTTTGTTCAATATATTCAATTGGTAATTTAAAATTCATTATATTGAATTTTAAATATAAATTTTTAAATTCTTAAATACGCAATTATTCATTAAAGTGATCAGCGTAATTTGCAGGCATCTCTTCAATAACAGTGTTATAATATTCTTGAAACTGTTTTAATTTATCAACGTCGTATTTGGTTTGAAAATTAATAGCAACTCCCTTTCTCCCCCATCTACCACTGCGTCCAATTCTATGTAAATAAGTATGTTCGCTTTTTGGTATATCAAAATTAATAACCATACCGACCTGTTGAACATCAATGCCTCTGGCAAATAAATCAGAAGTAATCAATACTCGGCAACTGCCCGATTTAAATTCTGCATTCGTTCTCTTTCTCTCTTCACTTGACATCTTCCCGTGTATTTTCTTCACTGGAAAATTATCTTCCAACATTGCTTCTTCTAAATCATCAACTCGTCTGGTACTATTACAATAAATAATAGATTGGGAAATAGTTAGGGATGAAAAAATATCTTTAATCGTATCATATTTTCCAGAATCGTCATTTAAATTAATATAGTATTGCGCAATACCTTGTAGTGTTAATTCTTTATTTTTAACAAGAATTTTAATCGGATTTTGCATAAATGTTTTTGTAACATCCATAAGCTCATCATTTAAAGTGGCGCTAAATAATCCAATTTGAATTGATTCGGGGATATGTTGCAAAATTTTACCCATTTGCTCTTTGAAACCACTGGATAACATCTCATCGGCCTCATCCAATACTAATAATTTTAAGTTCTTGGTGTTAAGATACCCTCTTCTTATCATATCTTGAACCCTACCGGGTGTACCAACAATAATTTGCGGTACATTTTCATTCAATTCCCTCTTATTTTCATCAATAGATACACCGCCAACCAATAATTGAGATGTAATTTTTAAATAATTACCAAGTTGATCAACCACGTGTTTAATTTGTCTAGCCAATTCGTGAGTAGGGGCCAATATTAATACTTGAGATGCTTTAATTTTTTCATCCATTAATTGTAATGCACCAACAACAAACGTACCGGTTTTACCAGTACCTGATTGAGCTTGTGCTATAATATCCATTTTTTTACCACCTCTACCATAGATAAAAGAATATATCGCCTTCTTTTGAATTGAACTAGGTTGTTCAAAACCATATGCATAAATACCTCTCAATAATTCATCTTTCAGATTTAATTTAGTATCTTCCCACGATGTTATTTCATATCTATCATTTGATTTATTTTCACTCATTTTTTCGTTTATCGGATTCATCTTAATATAAAATATTATTTATTTTTAAGTAAGTTTAATTTAAACCTTTACTTAAAAATAAATTTAAAAAAAAATGATTTAAACCATTCAACATAATAATATTAATTATGATCGCATCCAATATGAGTAAAAAAAAATATAATTTAGTCCAATTTGAAAATATAAAAGATAATAGTTATATACCCGAATTAAATGTTACAAGTATCAAAATAATTAATAAAATATCTAAAAAGGTTGGGGCACCATCATATAGAAAAACACCAGTTTTCAGAAAAAAGAGAAATGACCAAGAGTTTAATTCAAACTTTACAACAACTACTTTCGCTATAAAAAATGATGAAAATCAAATAAACCAAGATAAAATTAGAGAATTATTGAATAAAATTACAAATAATAATTACGACGAATTGTCAGAAGAAATCATTACTAATTTACAACATTTTATATACACGCAAAACGATATGGTATTAATGGATTTTGGGAAATCAATATTTGAAATAAGCAGTGTTAATAAATTTTGGGTGAAATTGTACGCAAAATTATTTAATACATTAATATTAACTTTTCCAAAAATGCAAAACATTTGTATTAAAGAATATACAAAATTATTGAACATTTTCAAAGTTATTGAATTTGGAGATGAAACTAACTATGATGAATTCTGTCGTATTAATAAAAATAATGCAAAAAGACGATCTCTCTTATCATTTTATATGGAATTATATAAATATGATATTTTAGGAAACGATGATCTTAAAATATTAATTAAAACATTATTTGATTTATTTAAAACTAATTCAGACGATAAACAATTGGTAGAAGAAATATATGAAAATATAGATATAATTTTAAAAGAAATTGGAAAAACTTTAATGGGTGAACCAATTGGTAAATTTATACAAGAAAATCTTATTGACATTTATAATATTTTGAAAAAAAACAAAATCAGTAGAAAAATAAATTTTAAATTATTAGATATTTTTGAAGAATTGGACATTGACGATTTAGATTAAATATTTTTAAAATAAATATAAATACAACAGATATATTTATTTATTATGAATAATGTTAATTGTAGAATTTTAGACATTGATGAAGATAACACACAAAAAATTTTTGAATATAATGAAATAATGAATTTAGTTGATATTTCAATAGATGAAAAAAATAATAATGAACATAAAGATTTATTATTAGCGTTGGAAATATTTTATAATGAAAATTATATTAAATCGGAATTAGAAAAGATTGCCGATTATTACAATATTTCAAAACGTAAAAAGAAAAAAAATAAACTTATTAAAAATATTGTTGCATTTGAATGTGATGTGGAAAATGAATATATTACAAATAGAAGGAAAACTATGTGGTTTTACATTTCAGAATTAGAAGCTGATGAAATAATGAGTAAATATATAATATTTAATTAAATTATTATAATATATATACAAAATGCTTCAGTCTATTTTAAACGATGACGTGGAATATTTATTAAACAAAAAGGTAGCAAAAAATGATATTGGAAATGAAGTATCGGTATATGATGTTGAATTATTTGATGTAAATGTTGCTATTTGTATTGGAGAAATCATTGATACATTCATTGATAAATTAATATATTATTGTCCTGTTTATTTAATTATTAAAAAACTAATTGTTGAAAGAATTGGTTATTTTGAATTTTATAAACAAGAATTGAAAACAATAACAGATAAAGGCGGTGATATAGATATTTCATTATTAGAAGGACCTTTGTTATTTGACTACGTTGATTCTGATTATCTAGTAAACAAAGTTTCAAAGAGTCAATTTATAAATAAATTTATTTTAGAAGATGAAGAATTTACTAAATTACAGTTGGTAAAAACTAAAAAAAAAGAACTAGGTGATGCGGCAAGTGGAGCGGCAAGTGGAGCGGCAAGTGGAGCGGCAAGTGGCGCGGCAAGTGGCGCAGAAAGTGCAGCCGCCAGTGCAGCCGCCAGTGCAGCCGCCAGTGGAGCGGCAAGTGCAGCGGCAAGTGCAGCCGCCAGTGCAGCCGTTATTAAAACGGTTGGGAGATCAGATAAAACTGAGCAAATATATGACGATGTTAATAGTATTCCAGATATCAACAAAATTAAATTAAATGGTGAAAAAAAAATAAACGAAGAATTGTTACTATCATCAAAAAAAACATATTTAGAAGATATTAAATCATATAAAGGTGGAAACGATGAGTTTTGGATACAAGGGTTTTATAATAACAAACATTTTAGTATCCAGGACGTTGAAAATAATGGTGATTGTTTTTTTGCAACATTGAGGGAAGCTTTCAAAACATTAAATGTTACTATCAATGTTAGTACATTGAGAAATATTCTTTCCAGAAAGGTTTCTCAAGAAGATTATACATTTAATAAAACTATTTTTGCCGATACTGTAAAGACATTAAAAGACTATCAAAAAAAATATAAAGTTGTTAAAGAAAATATATTAAAAAAAACAAATGAAAAAAAAACATTATTGAAAATAGCTTTAGCAAAGAAAGATGATAGAAGTGAAACCAAAAGAAATGGTACGAGAATGGATAAAATTAATAAAGAACTTATTGTTTTGGAAACTGAAAAAAATCGTCTTAGTAAAGCATTTGGCCTTTCAAATGATATATATAAAGGTAAACAATTTATGAAAAAAGTTAAATCATTTGAGGGTTATTTAAAAGTTATCAACAGTACTGATTATTGGGCAGACGAATTGGCAATTAGTCTTTTAGAATTTTTATTTAATGTTAAGGTTGTTATTGTTTCGGAAGATAGATTTGATGATGGTGAATCAAATATTTTAAGTTGCGGTACAACAATATTAATGCCAATAGAAAAAAGAGGAGAATTTAATCCAAAATTTTATATTATGCTTAACCATACTGGAAATCATTACAAATTAATTAAATATAAGAATAAAGCAATGTTGGATTTCTATGAATTGCCTGATGTAATTAAAGAAAATATTAAGAAAAACTGTAGTAAATCATTATTTAAATTTATACCATTATTCAAAGCGTATTTCGCCAAATAAAATTGCAAAATAAATAAAGTTTATATATATATATGAAATTTATTAGTATTCCAATATTTGTAGTAAGTTTATCAATTGGGTTATTTTTAACATATATAACAAATCCACCCACCAGAACTATTTTTGTTTTTCCCACTCCAGAAAATGTAGATGAACTTATTTTTAAAGATAAAAGTGATAATTGCTTTTCATTCGAGGCAAACGAAGTTGATTGTCCCGATAACCCAGATGATATAAAAAAATACGATGTACAATAAATTATTAGTAAAGTATTTTATATGTTTATATTATATTATGTTTGTAAGACGATTGCTATATAGTAAATTTGGCAAAAATGTTATATCTATTCTTTTAGGTTTAGGATTAGCTACATTATTTAGAAAAGTTTGCAATGAGAGAAATTGTATGGTATTTAAGGCACCCGAATTAAAAGAAATTAAAGAGAAAACTTTTAAATTTGATGGTAAATGTTATAAGTATGAAGAAAATTCAACAAGTTGTAAAAATACCAAAAAAAGAATTGTTGATTTTGCGTAATATATCTATTAAACCAATCTTTTAGATTTTATATATGGCAACAAGTATTAATTCGTTACCTAATGAATTGAATACAAAATCCAATGATGTAACTTTAGAGGTTAGTGAGAAAAATAACATTGTTCAGCAAAATTATAATTCCGACTCCTTTTCGCCACCGCAACAACAACAACAGCAACAACAGCAACAACAGCAACAACAGCAACAGGAGCAAAATAAAAAAAAAAATTTAGCTGAATTATCAAAAGATTCAATTAACAAAATAATACAAGGTTTGCAAGACGCTTCACAAAGTGGATCCACGACATTACAGAGTAGAGATATCCCAATGATGACTGACCAAATTATGCACGATGACACTGCTAGACCAAATTTTGTACCAAGTCCACCCGCGGAAAAGGCAAATTATATTCAAGATGAAGAAACGATGGAAACCTTAATTAACCAAAAGAAAAATCAACACAAAAACAATATGGATAACTTTTATGATGAGATACAAACACCGCTACTTATTATGATTATGTATTTTATATTTCAATTACCAACATTTAAACATTCAATGATAAAGAATTTTCCGCTATTTTTCTTTAAAAATAAAGAATATAATTTCAAGGGTATGATTTTTAATACCATTTTATTTGGTGGTTTCTATTATTTAATAATGAAATCTATCAAATATTTAAGTGAATTATAATTATTCTCTCAGATACATTAATAATAAAACTTTATAATTTTTATTATTAATTTACTTCTTTCTTTTCTGCGGTTTGTTTCGCATTGTTCTAGCTTTTCGCATTGTTCTAGCTTTTCGCATTGTTCTAGCTTTTCGCATTGTTCTAGCTTTTTTACATTTCCTTTTTTGTGTTCGTTCATTTTTTAAATGTGGAATATAACGTAAAAACCACCATTCAAATTCAAGAGTATTTCTTCTTTTTCGCAATTCACTGTACTTTGCAGCTTTTTCTGCTCTCATCATTTCAAACGTCAATTGCTTTCCAATACAATTAATATTAAATCTTTTAAAAATACCAGTTAAATCAGGTTTCCGATGACGCATCATTCTAAATAAATAAGAACTGGCGCATAATAAACGATTTATTTTATAATTTGAATCTTTTAAAAATAAAAAAGCTAAATAGAAACTTAAAATTGTTTCCAATGAAGCAATTCTTACCTTTTTATCTTTTATATTTATTACATTATAACTATGACAAGCAATTGGTTTAAAAATATAAACTAGCGTTTTATTATTTAATTTAAAATCAATATATTCCGGAATAACATCATCAATTTCTTCGTGTTTAATAATCTCAATATTTTCATATCCATTCTGTTTTAATTTTTTTTTTAACATAATACTCAATTCATCAGGATCCTCATATAAAATATCAAAATCTGGTATTTTTTTTATTGTTTTTGTTTTTCTTTTATAAGTATTATAGTACATACCACCTGCATACATACCAAATAATACACATTTATGCGTTATAAAAAAGTTTAATAATATTTTATAAATATCTTTTTTTATATGCGTTTTGTGATTTGATTTTGTACCATATTGAATTAGTTTTTCAAATGAAGTATTTTTGCAAATATTTTTAGTTAAAGGATAATTTTTATTTAATAAACTTAATCTTTTTAATACTTTTTCCCAACGGGTAACATTACCATCGGGGCGACTTAATTCAAGATACATAGACATTCTTAAAAAATTTGGAGGCGCATAAAATATTTTATCCCGTTTTATTGATTTCTTTTTTATTGCTTTGAATAATGTATTATTTAAATATGTAATATCGGCAACGGGAATATAATTAACATAAACTTTAAATGTTCCCGAATGAACACCCGATTTAGCTTCCACCTCAATAAACCCTTTATCATAATATATATCAGCCAATTCTTTCGCGTGTTTTAGCGGCGTTGGTGAAAAAAAATCGTAATCTGGGAGTTCTATACTGTTATTATAAAACTGATCTTCTTTTGGTAATATATTATTAATGGCTGTCCCACCATAACATATTAATTTATGTTTTTTTATAAAATTTTCAACAATATTAATTATTTTTATTATTTCAGGATTACTAATCATTTCTTCCCCCCTTTTTTTTTCCAATCTATCAATTGACGAACGCAAAACTGCCATTTCACATTCTTCAAATGTCATTTTTTTCCCACATTTTATCATATAACTGTTATATAACCAAGATAAAATAAATATAATAATATTTATTTTATAATAATTGTTATCAAGTTGGACATTTTCCACCGGGTAGTTGTTTATATAATTTCATATGGACTGTTCCAGGAATATTACACCAAATATCACGTCTTATTGGATCCAGACTTGGGTCCACGGGTTTTGCTGCACCAGCAAACACTCTCAATCTTCTCAATTTTTTTGCTTTCAAAATAAATGCTGATTTTTTTTTAGAAAATTCTCCTTTATAAAATTGCATTTGTGTATCATTAAATCCAGCTCCAAAATTCATTAAAATGGCTTGACACCCATAATTCATATGGATATTTGCTGCCGAATTTTTTTTTGTTGTAATATCCGGATAAGTCACACAGTAATTATTTTTATGTTCTTTCACGTTAAATGTTTCAGAATCATTTTTAATTTTATAATCACTTTTATAATTTAATTTACCATCTTCATCCCCACCATTCATTAATTCAAAGAATTCACTATTATTTTTATATGATGTTGGGTTATTTGGAGGACCTTTTGCAAAAATAATAACTTTACTCTTTAATACACCAATATCTGCAAAAAAAACATTATTTTCAACAAGTTCTTTACCATTTCCACTATATTTATTAGTGTCGCCAGAGGCGGCTCTCTTCACAATACCACAATATCCATATTTTGCTGGCAATAATTGATCGATAAATATTTTTTTTATTGAATTTGCTAATATAGAATAAACAGTATCATTGTCACTCATAATCCTAAAATTAAGTATTAGTGGATCTTTGCGATTAACAAGATCACTGGCGTCAATAGCCCATCCTTTAACCCTTGTCAACACTGTTGTTATATTAAGTTCATTTAATGTATCTTTAAATTTACAAGTATTGCATTTAGTTACATTTTTACTCGCCACCTCTGGATATGGTCTACCCTGCAATGCAATTACCGCTTTACCCTTTTTTAAATAAATTTCAAAATCTAAAAATCTAACACCTCTTTTAATAACATTTTCTAAAGCTTTCTCGTCAACCCAACCATTTACAGCTGGCCCCGTACCACAACTATTATAACTACCCATAATATGATAATCAATTAATGCAAACTTTGTTCCTTTACCATAATCACCTTCTTTGTCATAATCTTTGAATGCACCTATTGGGTTATATAAACCATCGTCCTCTTTAACGGTTCGATTCATTTCATTCACATTATCTTTTGATTTAGAAAATTCTTTTCGTAAATATACAGAATATGAAAATATAATCAAAAATATTATACAAACAAGATAAACGACAATTAAATAACAATTCCCAGACATAGCTGAATCCATCGCATCTTTCATTGCATTCATTGCCTTATTTGTCCCAGTTGAAACTTTATCCATAATAATATATATCTATATTATTTAATTAATATTTAAAATAATATTATATATTATATTATTCAAAGTATGACAGGCGGATTAATGAACCTAAATGCAACTGGCAATGAAAATATAATATTAAATGGTAATCCTAAAAAAACATTTTTCAAAGCAACTTTTAATAAATTTACTAATTTCGGGATGCAAAAATTTAGGATAGATTACGAGGGTCAACGACGGTTAAGCGAGACAAATCCGACTGTTTTAGATTTTAAAATACCGAGATATGCTGATCTATTATACGAAACATTTATTTGTGTTACAATACCTGATATTTGGAGTCCGTTATTATACTTAGATACGGTGTATAATGATAACGGTGTATACAATCGCGGTGATGACAGGGGGGGAGATAACAATGCAGTTATACCATATGATTTTAAATGGATAAAAGAATTGGGAGCTTTTATGGTTAGAGAAGTTGAAATCCATAGCGGAGGTGTATGTTTATCTAAATATTCCGGTGAATATTTATCTTGTTTAAAAGAAAGAGATTTTAATAAAGTAAAAAAAGATTTATGGAATAAAATGGTTGGTAATACAATTGACTTACATTCACCCGAAGACGATATTGGTAGAGAAAATATTTATCCACACGCACAAGCTGATACAAATCCCAATTCTACAGTAGAACCCAGTATTAAAGGTAGAAAAATTTATATACCATTGGATGCGTTTTTCTGTGATTCTAGTAAATTGGCTTTACCATTGGTCGCGCTTCAATATCAGGAAATATTTATTAAAATAACCTTTGAACCTATTAAAAATTTATATGTAATTAATGATACAACAAAAGCAATATATTCACACGGTCTGGGTCCGAGGATTTCGCCCAATCCAAATGAACCCGAACATCAAATATGGAGATTTTTACAACCGCCTCCTGATCCATCTGGTTGCAAATCAACCACCCTGGCGTGTAAGGAAGCGGGCTACGATACAACAATAACCGATTGGAATGCTGATATCCACTTAATTTCAACATATGTTTTTTTAGATAAAGAAGAACAAAGAGTTACATCTCAAAATAGTCATAAAATATTATTTAAACAAATACATTGTCACAAATTTTTTGATATTGCTGGATCCCATATAATCAAAATAGAAAGCAAAGATTTGGTTGCAAATTATATGTGGAGATTTAGAAGAAGTGATGCAAAAAATAGAAATGAATGGAATAACTATACCAATTTACCATATTCTAATCTTCCAGGAAAATTTTTAGAATTGTTTGATATTGAAAAAATGGTTGAATACGGGATTGACAGACCAAAGGGTTGGGGAAATTGTTTTATTACTGGTAATACAAATACAGCTGATCCAAATTTAAATAATAAAAACATTTTATTAGATATGGGAATCATTCTTGGTGGCGTATATAGAGAAAATATTTTTGACGCGGGTGTTTATAATTATGTTGAAAAATATAATAAAACCACCGGAAATGCAAAAGATGGATTATATTGTTATTCTTTCGCAATAAATAATAATCGCAAAGAATATCAACCAAGTGGATCAATGAATTTAAATCGGTTTAAAACATTGGATTTTGAATTTAGTACACTTGTTCCCAATTTTAGCTCAGAAGGTAGTATTGAAGAATATATTTGCGATTCAAGTGGTAATCCAATTTCTTTTAGAAAAAATACCGCCAATTTATATGATTATACATATGACTTAACTGTTTTTGAAGAAAGATATAACGTTTTAATGATACAATCCGGTAGATGCGGTCTTCTTCACGCAACATAATTTTTTTATATTTTTTTTATATTTTTTTTAAATATAAAAAAATTAATGAAATAAACCCCACGCTGAATTGAAAAATTTAGGTCTAGCATCCGGGTTAAGTGGTTTATATGTTTTTGTATATGCATTGTCAGAACCACCCAATCTATTTTCAACTTTACTCTTTAACAAATTTCTTTTGTAATAATCATCCAACGATAAATCTGTTTGACCTATATCCATATTATTTGTCATATCCGTGTATGAACTACCCTGAACGGCTGTTTGTCTTAAATTAAATACTTGTTCAAAATCTTCAAAATTCATTCCTTTTGATGGCGATTTACCAATGCCCAATGTCCTAGACGCCCAGCTACTTTTAAATGAATCTGAACATTTATCTTTGGGTTTTAATTCACCCGCTTTTATTTTACCATCAACCCATTCGCATATATCATCAAAATTCGCTTCCTTTGTTTTACTATTTTGCCAATATAAAGGAATTTTATCAAAAGCATCCATCGATATTCCCAAATCAATTCCTTGCATCCTCTGCATCTCTCTCTCTGTTAAATTCCTTTCCACCATCGTCGGTCTATTTGGATCATACCAATAATCTTCCCATTTTCTTTTATGTATGTATGTTTTCCAACTTTCGGTAGTGTTCGGCGTAATATTAATTTTAGCAAACACATTCGCCTTTTTATAAATTATACGTAAATTATTACTCGGGTTTGGATTGGCATCAGTTTTAGACTCATAACTAAAACCGATTATTTGAGAAACAGATTTCTTTTTTATTCCTTCAATAAATTTAAAAATGGCTCGATCGCGTGAATCATTTCCTTCATTGATGAGACCATTGTCATTTTGTTGTACACCATCGACTAACTTTTGCGCCATACCGCCTTCTTTATTATATTTTCTTATTAAATCATCTGTCAGTGATACATTTGTTATTTTTATTGTTGAGTCAAACTTTATTTGTCCATCAACGCTATCCTTTTTTTCTGGTACATATTGATTAAATAATTTTGAATGAGTGCATTCATCCTCATCATTACACCCATTCTCATACACGTGTTTCATTTGAATAGCTGATTTATTACAAGTTTCTTCGCATTGTTTAGATGTTCTACAACCGTGAATGGCTGCGTCATATGTGATTGTTGCCCCATCAGGACCAACTGTTCCGCCTTTATCTATATCTTCATAACCATTGGATTCCGTCCCTTGCGGTGTTGGTCCCAAGCATTCTTGTGGACACATTTTAAAGAAACGTTGAATACCATCAACGGTTTTTGTTGTTTTGATATCTTCATCGCAATTGCCATTTGTAAATCTTCTCGGAGCACAATTTTTTAAACATCCAGATGAACCACTCGTCAAGCCTTCCCTAATTGTTTTACGAAAACCCATAAAACCTTCTGTTGTATCAGCTTCTGTTGTATCAGCTTCTTCGGGATATAATTTAAATTCGGAATATCCAGCATCTTCAACTAATCGTTCTCCTTCATTTAACGATGTTTGATTACCTTGCATATAACAAGAATCCCACGAGTTTTTTGCATCACAATTGAGTTTTGCATAATCCCTTTCAGTCTTGGTCACATTTGTAATTAAATAATTCCCAGAGCTTGTTTTGTCATCTCTTATACCGGGTATAGTTATGTTTTTTACGTCTAGAGGGGTTTCACCATCACCAATCTCTGTTGCCACTTTATCCCGTTTTTGGTCTAAATAAGTTATTTTACAAATATTGCGGTTTCCACCCAATCTATTCTGCAAGTTATCCAAAGTTTCTAATTCATCATCACCCCATTTCCTTACTTCTGTTTGTGTACCATATCGCTTATTTGGAGCTACATAATAAAATTTATTCTTTGCATTACCCGCATCCGTTCCGTCCAGCATTTCTTGACACCCCCTACGATAACCAACACCAACACCGTCTATATTAAAAAATTTATTTTCAATTTGTCCATTTGTCAAACTAGCATACTCCGCACATTCCGAATAAGTTAAATCCGTATCACCAAGAACTTCACAAACTGAATCTTCCACAATTGGTTTTCCTACGAGAGTAACACCGTCGGTACCTGTGTTTTCAAATATACATAAACAATCGTCTTCGTTCTTCTCCTTCTTAGGATCACACTTTATTCTACTCTCAGTATCCTTATTATATAAATAACAACTTCTTAATTCATTTTCAAATAAATTCTTACCCCCCACTATCTCGCTGTCGTCCGTTATACATTTGTGTGGGTCATTTTGATCCGCCTTCATCCCCGGAATCTTAGCGCACGTTTTTTCATATGGTGCTAGTTCAGTATTCAGAGACTTTCCATCAGCATTATAACATCTGGGTATATATCCGGTTTTGTCCGTATTTACAGGACTAACATAATTTAATCTACAGAGAGTATCATATTTTGTTCCTTTGCAAGTTTGAGAATTGCCCCCATCAGTGTTCGGATCAAAACCAATGTCTTTGCAAATATCAGTTATATCTGAAAATTTTATATAAAACATACCCCTTGGCATTATCATCAAACTTCGTCCATCAGCAATTAATGGATAAGG